GAGCATCAAACAGATATGAAGATAGGTAAAACTACGTATGACGATAATGCTGTATACCACATGGGTCAAGTATGGCCAAGAGGTAATGGATATATAACAGATCCAAATACAGGTAAAAAATATTCAGAAGGTGATAGGAACTTGCCTTGGGAAAACAATAAGGTATGATACAAAATTTAGTAGGAGGATTATTTGGTAAAATTGTTGACAATGCTGAAGGTATACTCGACAAAGTTATTACTACAGACAAAGAGCGCGATGAAGCAAAGCTTGCTTTAAAAAAGCTTTTATTAGACGCAGAGCGTGAAGCTTTTGCAAAAGAAGTTGAAGATCGTAAAGATGCGCGTGATCTTTATAAAGACGATGCTATTATTCAAAAAGTATTAGCAACGTTATTTACTATAGCTTATTTTGGTATTACATTTGTAATGTTTAATTACTTTGTTACTAAAAGTTTAGAGCTTGGTGAATTTGAAATAAGTTTTATATCAACAATATTTGGCGCTATGAGCGCTAAAGTAAATACAATAATAGACTTCTTCTTCGGTGGAAGTTCAAAGAAAAACGAACAAACTAATAAATAAAATTATGGGAATTAATTCAACAGAAGTAGCATACGGCTTTGGACAATTTGGCTGCGCTATAACAGATAGTACTGCACTAGATTTAAAACCACCAAAAGACTTAGTCATAGTAGCAATAACTGCTTTAGCTGATTTAACTTTTGATGCGTCTGGAGGTTTAGTTGCTGAGCTAGCTACTGAAGCTGTAGAAGCTGGAGCTGATAGACCAGGCTGGATAAGTACAGAGCACGAAGCTCATGGCTTTGGAGAAGTTGTTCATACTGACGGTGCGGTTATAACAGGTCACAATAACAATGGTAACGCTGATCATGATACAGGTGAAATTACATTATCTCAAGCTTCTAGCTTGATAAAGCCAGGTATGATTATAGAGTCTGCAACATTATGCCCTGCAAGTGACACTGACCCTTTCGTAGTGTTAAGTCACGATGGCTCAACAACAGCTGAAGGTTTAATTATTGCTAAGCAATCAAACCCAACTGTAGCTGTAGATCACGCTGGTAATGTTGCAAGTAGTGATGCTGAAAGTTTATTTTTCTACCACGCTAGCGGTGTAGGTCATCAAGGTCAAGGTGGTTTAGAAATGGATGCTTCAGATACAATACCTAAAGGTGTTACTATCTACGGTAGATGGACAAAGATGAATTTAGCTGGCGGTAGAGCAATAGCTTATTTTGGAAAATAATGATAGGATTAGGCGGAAGTTTAAATCAAATAAATTCAGGCGAACTAACTACTGAAGAAGGTAGCATTATAAGCGCTAACAGCCCTACTCTGTGGTTAAAAAGAAATACTGATATAACTGTAGCAGCAGGAACTAATGATGTAACTGCTTGGGCAGATCAATCAACAAACAATAATCCTGCTAGACAAAGTGTTTCTGGTAGATTTCCACAATATATAAACGGTGGTGTTCAGTTTAATCTTGCTGGAGACGCAGATCAAAGACTCGATTTAGCTAGTAATATAGACTTAAATGAATTTACTATAATAGCAGTTTTAAATATAGCTACTGTAGAAACTATGGGTTTACTAGGTAGTGGTACTACTGAAAATGTACGAATACATCAAGGTGACGATGTAGACAGAGTAGTTTTACGAATTGCTGAAGGCAGTCCTGCTGAAGACGCTGATATGGCAAATTTAACGCAAGATATACCTACAAACAAATTTGTTTTTACTTTTCAAAGAGGAACTGGTAGCACTGACAATGTTTTATGTAGAATTAATGGTACTGATGTTACTGATACTACTGATACTAGAAATGACTCTGATGCAAGTGTAGTGTTTACAGTAGCTGATATAGGATCTGCTTCTGGAAACTTTTTAAATTTTCAAGGTGTTATATTTGAGTTAGCTATATTTTCTACTCCATTAACTAGTAGTAAAATGGATCAAATTGAAGATGATATGAAGCTTAGATGCGGATTATTATAATTATTAATTAAATTAAATTAAATTATGGCAAAAAGAAAGACGCCTAAGATTAAAGATCTTGGGCCTAAAAAAATTACAGACAATCAACTAACAAAGCTTCAAGGCTTAGTAAAAGCAATAAACGAAACTCAAGCTGAAGTTGGTATGATTGAAACTAGAAAACATAACTTGCTTCATCAATTATTTGAAATGCAAGCTCATTTATCTGACTTACAAAAAGAATTTAAAGAGCAATCTGTAGGTCAAGAGGTCTATGGAGGACATACTATTTGTGATATAGTAGAAGAAAAAGAAAAATATAGTATATATATTAAAAAAAATAAAGACGTAATGCCTTGGAAAGACTTTAATAAAAACATGGCTGTATCTATTGAATATAATCTAGAGTATTAATGAAGTCTATATACAATTATATAATAAAACCTAAAGGTGAAAGATATAATAATTCTATAGATATTGAAGGCAAAAAACTAATAGTTAACACTGAGATATTTAATCATCAATACGTAAATAGAGAAGCTGAAATAATATCTACACCTAGCGCAGGCAACTCTGAACTTAACATAGGTGATACTGTAATAGTACATCATAATGTTTTTAGAAGATGGCATAACATAAATGGTGAAGAAAAAAACAGCAAGTCTTATTATAAAGATGATATGTACTTTGTAAGTGAAGATCAAATATTTGCTTATAAAAAAGATAATAAAATAAAATCTATGAAAGGCTTTTGTTTTATAAAACCTATTAAGTCAAAAGATAAATTTTCTATAGAAGAAGAAAGACCTTTAATAGGTATTGTAAAATACTCTGATGGCTCACAAAAAGTTGGTGACTTAGTTGGCTTTACGCCAAACTCTGAGTATGAGTTTATTATAGAAGGCGAAAGGCTTTATAGAGTTTATTCTAAATTTATTACAATTAAATATGAATATCAAGGAGACGAAGAAGAGTATAATCCAAGCTGGGCATAAAGCAGTTGAAGAACTTATAAAAGTTGCTCAAGAACAAATTATTACTCATAGTGAAGATGATGTATCAGCTGATAGATTAAAAAATGCAGCTGCTACAAAAAAGCTAGCTATATTCGATGCTTTTGAGATACTTAACCGTATACAAGAAGAAGAGAATATATTAGAAGGCAAAGAGCCTGAAGATAAAAAAGAAAAAGTGTTTAAAGGCTTTGCTGAAGGAAGATCTAAGTAATGCACGAACAAACACTATATAAAATTGTTGAACCAGTTAAGAAGACTACAATAAGTCGACTTAACAAAAAACGTAAATGGGATTATGGATATAATAAAGAAAATGATATTGTCGTTATCAGTAAAACTGGACGAATTGGACAAATATTGGAGATTCAAGGTTTGCGAATTGGGCTGCCGTCTAAACCGCAAAAAGTGCATTTGTTCGACAGAGGCAAGTGGCAAAGAATAGATTATCCAAAAGAACTATCTAAGTTAAAAAATATATTTGATTGGAGAGAGTACCCAGAAGAAGCTAAAGATAAGTGGTATGACTACATAGACGAAGAGTTTAAACGTCGTGATGAAGGCTTTTGGTTTATGAATAATGGTGAGCCTACTTACATTACTGGTACTCACTATATGTATCTTCAATGGAGTAAAATAGATGTTGGCGCGCCTAACTTTAGAGAGGCTAATAGACTATTTTATATATTTTGGGAGGCTTGTAAAGCAGATAAGCGCTGCTACGGTATGTGTTATTTAAAAAACAGACGTAGTGGCTTTTCGTTTATGAGCTCAGCTGAAACAGTAAATCTAGCTACAATATCATCAGATGCTAGATATGGAATATTATCAAAATCAGGAGCCGATGCTAAAAAAATGTTTACCGACAAAGTTGTACCAATATCTATTAACTATCCTTTCTTTTTTAAACCGATACAAGACGGTATGGACAGGCCTAAAAGTGAACTTGCTTATAGGGTTCCTGCAAGTAAGTTTACGCGTAGAAAAATTACTACGAACGAGCAAGAGGAAGAGCTGGTTGGACTTGATACTACTATTGATTGGAAAAATACAGGTGATAACAGCTACGACGGTGAAAAGCTTAGTTTGTTAGTACACGATGAAAGTGGTAAGTGGGAAAGGCCTGATAACATACTTAATAACTGGCGAGTAACTAAAACTTGTTTAAGGCTAGGTAGTAGAATTATAGGCAAATGTATGATGGGCTCAACATCAAATTCTTTAGACAAAGGTGGTAGTAATTTTAAAAAACTATATAACGACAGCGATGTCACAAAACGAAATAGAAATGGCCAAACAAAATCTGGTTTATATTCTCTGTTTATCCCAATGGAATGGAACTTTGAAGGCTTTATTGACGAATACGGACGACCTGTATTCACTACTCCCGCATCCAATGTTCATGGACCAGACGGTGAATTAATAGACATAGGTGTAATTAATCATTGGGAAAACGAAGTTGAAGGATTAAAAAGTGATCAAGATGCTTTAAACGAGTTTTACAGACAGTTTCCAAGAACTGAAGAACATGCATTTAGAGATGAGACTAAAAATAGCTTGTTTAATTTAGCTAAAATATACGAGCAAATAGATTATAACGAAGGATCTACTAGTTCTAGCGCGGTTACTACTGGTAGCTTTCAATGGGTTAATGGAGTAAAAGATACTCAAGTTGTTTTTAATCCTGATCCAAACGGTAGGTTTAAAGTTAGCTGGGTACCAGATAGAAATTTACAAAACCGAGTAATACTTAAAAATGGAATAAAATATCCTGGAAATGAGCATATTGGCGCTTTTGGCTGCGATAGCTATGATATTAGTGGTACTGTTGATGGTAGAGGATCTAACGGATCTCTTCATGGGCTAACTAAGTTTAGCATGGAGTCAGCGCCTGCTAACACATTTTTTTTGGAATATATTGCTAGACCACAAACCGCTGAAATATTTTTTGAAGATATACTAATGGCTTGCGTATTTTATGGTATGCCATTACTTGCAGAAAATAATAAGCCAAGACTTTTATACTATTTTAAACGTAGAGGTTATAGAGGTTTTAGCATGAATAGACCAGATAAAGTTTGGAATAAATTATCTACAACTGAAAGAGAAGTAGGTGGCATGCCAAACTCTAGTGAAGACATTAAACAAGCTCATGCAGCTGCTATTGAGATGTATATTAATGATCATGTTGGTATACGTCAAGACGGTTCATACGGAGCAATGTATTTTAACGAAACGTTAAATGACTGGGCTAAGTTTGATATAAATAGAAGAACAAGACATGATGCTTCTATTAGTAGTGGCTTAGCTATAATGGCTTGTAATAGACATTTATATAGACCAACGCCAAATAGGCAAAAACAAAAATTAAATATAGGTATAGCGAGATATGACAATGATGGCTTTGCCTCAAAAATAATAAAAGAACAATATGGCCAGTAATATTCCAGGTAAATATTTTCCAAGTCAAGTAGTTAGTGACATTGAAAAAGTTAGTTATGACTATGGCTTAAAAGTTGCTAAAGCTATAGAGCATGAGTGGTTTGGTGATAATCAATCTACTAGAGGAGGCTCGTACGGTATGCAAGGCCATAACCAAAGAAATTTTCATAATCTTAGATTATATGCTAGAGGAGAGCAATCAATACAAAAATATAAAGATGAATTATCTATTAACGGTGATTTATCTTATT